AAGAAGTAACTAATGCTGTTCCAGCTGTACCAATGTAAGTGTACAAATTTGAACCGTCCCACACGGTTTCAAAATTACTACCTACATCTGGATTATATCCAAATTTATTGATATGAGAGGCACCTCTAATAAGGCCTCTAGCTATTTGAAAATTCTGATCTGTTATGTAACCTACTGCCATTATCCTTTAACCCAATCTTTTTCTGCTGTGAAATTAGCACGACTAAATTCTAATCTATCTACTAACTTAACCGCACCAGCTCCTTTATCAACTGCCACAAAACCCTCTGGTGCTGTTACTCTATAACCATTTGATGTTCTTAAAAAATGTCCTATACTTTGTATTTGTGATAGTTTTGAAACTAAAAAGTTTTTTGCTGTTTGTAAACTAACGTGTGAAGCAATTGCCATATATAAAGCAGTTTGATTTTTGTCTATAAATTTTAATCCGTTATTTAATATTTCTCTATACTTATCTTTACCACTTTCTGTTTTCTTTGCGTCAATCTCTTGTTGTACAAATGCTTCAAAATAATTTCTAAACATTTCTTGTAAAGTTTTTACTTTTGCCATACTACCTTTTGTATTTCTGATATAGTAATTAAAAAATGTTTTTAATCTATATCCTATAGAAAAACTATCAGATGATGATTTACTCATTTCATCTAATATAGGTCCTGCTTTTGATAATGAACCTTGTGCCTTTCTAATCAATGCGTCAAAACTACTTAATTCTGATTTTGTAAATTTAGCAGAACCTGATACATCTTTATAAGCAGCGTCTGCTAAAAACACAGATGATATACCTGATTTACTTTTCACTGTACCAAATCCTGCTGTCATAGAGGATAATGTTTTACCTGAATATGATGTATGAAAGACTATACCCATTTTTGCTCTCGCAATTCTTTTGCCTATAGTCGAGTTTTTGGGTACGGCATATGTGATTGTATTAGGTGTAAAAGTAATCATACTTTCACCGTCTATGTTTGCTGATTTTAAATCAGATGATGAAAATAAAAAATCACCTTGTAATACACCTTTGATTCCTAATTTTTTTAGTTCTTTTAGTGCTACACCTAATTTTGTAGCAAGATCGCCACTATGATTTTTTGAAATATCAGATGAAGTGTAATTAACTTTAGGTGTTTTGTTGAATACTGCTTTTGTACCGACAAAGAATTTGCCGTTTTCTGGATCAATACCACAAATAATAGCAGGCGCACCGTCCCACTTTACAGTCATATTAACTTGACTACCTGCTGAACCAGCAAGCATATTTCTAATAGACTTTAAAAAATTTACAGCATTCTCGCCACCTTTTGAACCACGATTTATAATATCGTCTTCAAGGTGCTCAAGGTGTGTATTTTTATCTTTGGTAATAAAACCTTTAAAACTAAACATTTCTCTCTCATTTTTTCCATTACTATAATCAATTTATCCATATAAATCAAGCGTTATCTCTATTATATTTATAACATAAAAAGTTTGGAACCCCACCATTTGGTTGCCATACTTTATGTTTATTTTGAAATTGTACTAGTTTTTGAGCATCCTCTTCAAAAAAATGCTCAGATATTATACTTTTAGTAGGATATTCTGTAACGTGCCATACAATATCATCACCTTTTTTCACCATCCGTTTACGATAAGTTAAATTAGGATATTCTTTATCGTGTCTAGGACGTCTATCGCCTTTATGAAATTTAACTTTCTGAATTTTTTTCTTAGACATTAACTAATTTTCATATCCCAACTAATAATTCTTTTTAGTTTAGCAGACTTACTAGGTTCAGTAAAATGTCTAATAAATTTTGGTAATACTACAATCTGTCCTTCTTGTACAGGTAATGGGTAGTAAATAGTTCTATCACTATACCAATCATTCCAAGGTTGAATGTATTGTGTAACACCTGCTTTGTTGTCCATTTGTAAGTATAAGATACCTGTTAGACCTACTGATCCGTGATCGTGTGGTGTGTGATACTCACCTCTTTTATATGATACTGACCATATATCTTCTATCTGAATATCTTTTTTTAATTTTTGTGATAACATATTTAATTCTTCACCACAAATATTAGCAAAGGCTTCTGCTAGGTTACTTCTATCACTTTGTCGATTAGTAGCAAAGGTTTGCATACCGTGTCTTTTTTCTGGATAACCTTTTAACAATGTTGTTAAAGATTTTTTCTTTTCACTAAAGTTTAATGTAGGAATTGTCCAGTATGGTATTCTGAACAGTGTTTCTTCTATCATTAGTTTATCTCCTTATCATCTGGTGTTATATCTTCTCTATAGTCTAATCCTATTTTTTCCATAACAGTATTAAAGTCTTCTTCTACGTGCCAAAAGTTTTCTTTTGACCAAAGAGCAACTTTATCTTTTGCTGTTAAATCTTTGTATATAGTTACAATATTATCTATATTGATTACAATATCTCTACCCTCAAAGGGTGCGTTAGCATTTTTGAACACTACAAATTTTGCCATTTTATACTCCTATAATTTAAAATCAGAAAACTTATCATAACTTTGTTCAGGAGTTGGATAACTTTCATCATCTTTTGTTTGGTTACTATCTACTATATTCTGTGCTGAATTTTCAACATCATATAATTTCATTTTTGCTCTGTCAACACCTACAATAAATGATCTATTTACAGCAGGATCATTATATCTATTCTTTAATTGTTTGACTTTCATTTGACCTAACGCCTCTAGTTCTTCGTTTGACATTAAAGCAAACATAAAGTCAGCAGTTGCCGGTAGACCAAAACTTTCAGACGTATCTTCTAAACCAATATCTGTACTTACATAACCAGTTCTAGTTGTTTGTGTCGCACTAAAGATTGGTACATCAAACTCAACAGCAAGACCTCTTAATTCTTCAGCGATTGCTTTAATATAAAAGTATGATGATATATTACCACCTTTAAATCTACTACTAGCACAAATATTTAAATAGTCAATAAAAATAATATCTGGTTTAAAACTTTTCTTTAACGCAAGTTCATTAAGTAAACTTCTAAAGTGACCAGCGTGAGCAGACGCCGTAGGATATTCTTTGATAATTAATTTACCTGAAGTCTTACCTTGTAATTTAGAAACTTTGTTACTGTATAATTCTTTTGGCATAACGTGTAAATCATCAATCGTTACATCAAATAAGTTTGCGTCTATTCTTTCAGCAATTCTTTCTTCTGCCATTTCTAAAGTAATATATAAAACATTTTGCCCTTGTGTTAAGAAACTACTAGCACAATGACACATAAACAAAGACTTACCTACACCTGTACCCGCCAATGCGATATTTAAAGTTTTACTTGGTACACCGCCTTTTGTAATCTTATTAAAGAAAGATAAATCAAATTTATATTTCTTTTCTTTTGTGTGATACCATTCAAATCTATTATCAGCATCGCCAATATAGTCGTGCCCGATATGATTATCAAATGAAACAGCTAATGCGTCAGCAAGAATACTTGGTATTGCTTCTTGTGTTCTCTTTTGATCTTTGCCATCTAAAATTTTAATACCATCTAATACTGCGTTATGAACAGCACGGTCTTTACAAAATCTTTCAGTTGTATCTAACAACCATTGTAAATCAACTTCGTCATAAGAAATAGTATTAATTAATTCTTTAATACTTCTATGTTCTTCTTCATTAATATCTTTACGATTATTAAGTTCGATTAAGATTGCTTCTTTAGTAGGTAAGTTCTTATACTTTAATACAAATTTTTCTACTTCGACATACAATTCTCTTTCATCTCTTTTATTAAAGTAAATAGGTTTAAGAAATGGTAAAACTTTACGAGTGTAATCTTCGTTGAAGAAAAGATTTCTTAATATAGTTATTTCAATTTTTTCGTTATTATTATTCAAAGATAATGGAGCCATTCTTAATTTGTTCCTCTACAAGTTCTACTAAAATATCACCAATATACACTTTAAAGTCTTCGGTGTCAATGCTGGTTTTATTTGGATTTGCTAATATATCGTATGTAAATTTCAATGGTATTTCACCTTGTTCGTTTTCTTTTGGAGCAAATTTTACTTTGTTGTACTTGTAGATAACATTTTTGTAATCTCCTTCGATTAACTTTATACAACTAAAGTCATCACCTTGTCTTTGAGCAAAAACGTATCTTTTATTCTTCTGTTTCGTCTGATCCGTAACTGAATTTTTTTCTGGCATATTCATCAATCTTGTCTAATACTTCCTTTGTAAAATATTTTTCAGGATCCTCATTGATATTCTTACCAAACACTTTTGAACCATCTGGCATTTCATATCTTGTAGATACTTTTTTAAATACACCAGCAGCCTCACCAAGTTCTAACAAGCCATAATACTTGTCTAAACCTGTTTTGTATGTTAGTCTTACATCAATTTGAGCATTTTCTTTTGTTAACCTTGATTTATAATTTTTACAATGTATAATATTACCAACTACTTCAGTACCGTCTTTCTCTTTACGTTTACCTAGGTAGATGA